AGTGATGCTACGAACCGGCAAACCGAGGTAACGCGCCCAAGACTCTTTCACCCTTTGAGACTCGCGACCACCGACACCGGCCATACGATTCGCACGACTCAAATCAGGAATCATCGCTTCCAAAGCGTTCATTGTTTTCGTTTGGATAAAGAACTCGCCGTCCTTCTGTTTGACACTCCCAGTCAACGTGGCCGGCAATATCGCAAGAAGTTCAAGAGGGTTCGACACATGCTCCCAGTCCTTCTCGTCGTCAAACGACTGGCCAGTGAACGCGTCCCTGTTCATGGCGTACTCAATCGGGGCCGTCAAGAACGGCGAGAAGTTTGATGTCGCCGCCGCCGGATCCTGAAGGACGTTCGAATACCGTTCAATGTCCTCAACGACTCGAGTGTGAGGGAGGTCAGGCTCAAGCCAGTTGAACGGCCCCATGTCAAACCCGAACCCGCCACCGTCCTGAATGTAGCCGGGCACTTCTTCTTCGCTGACGGAACTGCCCGGCATGTTGTTCTTCAAGTGCTCGTACGCCAAATACTTTTGCGGACGGCTCCACGTCTGCATAATTTGGAGGGGCATATTTCTGCTGACGAACGACCAGAAAGGAATCAGGACTTTTGCCTGATCGTCAAGACGGGAGGTTTGAGAATAGTCGAAATGCACCCGGCTGATACGAGAGACAGCTTCGTTGACGGAACCGCCAGCCTCGATCACGTCCATCGCCATACCCATACGGACAGAACCCTCAACCCAGGCACCAGTTTTCTGGCTACCTCGAGTAAACAGGTTCTCCAGCAAGGTTCGGCTTACTCCACCTAAGGCTCCAGCCTGAGCGACACCGGCCTCAGTGAACCGGCCACCAGCACCGGACCCGAACACTGCGTCAAGCGCCTGAGCGACCTGCCGGTCCCCAGGCACAGTCGACTTTTGAAGCTTGTTGATGTACGCCTTCCCGGCAAGCTGATCCGTACCGTTCTTGGTGGCTCGAGAAAAGTCGTCCCACGCCTTCATCCCCCTGACCGTGGTCTTCAACGACACACCGTCAGCAGAGTTCATGAAGATCGCCGACAAACCGTTGCGAACATGGAAACCAGGCGTCAACACCGCATACGTCTTGAAGAACCGGTTCGCAGCACGGTACGCCCGTTCAAGCGCCTTCGGGTCGCGGATCTCCCGAGCAAGGTTCCTCAGCAGATTGTCCACCTCAGGTGTCACCACGCCAATACCTTGACCGGCCTGCTTCCACTCCTCCATCATCCCGTAAATACGTTCCGGCCCCTTATCGCCGCCAAGCTGGCGGGCAATAGAGTTGCCGTCGGCGTCCGTCGTCTTCTTCAGAATCTCGGCTTCAGCAGCAGACTTCTGAGCCTCCTTGAAAGCCTTGTACTGCCCCTTCTTCGCAGCGCGGGGAGCGGCGATGGTGTCGTCGCCTTGGAGCGCAAGCCGCTCCGCTGCCGAATTGACCTCAAGGATAGCCTCGTCGCCTTTCCCACTCGGCATAGGCGTGGTGCCAGTATCTGGCTCGAAAATGTCGTCCGAATAGCCGAACCTCTTGTCACCCTGGGCGACCATCTCCGCTCGAGCAGCACGGCGACCCACATCCTCAGACACCTGCTGGACATAGTTGTCCACCAAAGCCATCGGCTTATCCTCAAGGATCTTCATGCCGAAAACTTTTTCCGACGCCTCATTGATATTGGCGATGGTCGCCTGATCAGGGATCTTGAAAATCTGTCCGTCCTCAAGCAGAATTTCTTCGCCGCCCTTAAGTTGACGCCCAAAGAAGCTCGAAGACTCGGCCTGTAGGTTCTGGTCGAAATCGTCCATGCCGGTACGGAACGCAGCACGCAGCTTCTTACTGCTCTGCATTTTCAACATGAATTTCTGACTGAACGTGTGAGGGACGTACTTCAAATCCCCGGCCAGTTTCGGGACCGACACCCCAAACTCGGCCGCGAGCTCATTGCCAGCAAAATCAAGCATCCTGTTGAGCTCGGTGCCGCCGACAGTCTCTGCCTTAGCCAGGTAGGCGGCGTCGTCCTTGGCCCCTGCCTCCCTCAGAATCTTTTTACGGCGCTTGTTGATCTCCCGCTGCCCAAGGTTCAAATAGCGACCAGCGTTCGGCCTGGCCTTCTGCATCACCTGGTACGCCGCCGCGGCGTCACCGAGCTCGTCCATCGAACTAGCCGGACTCATAAGCTTGGCGGTGGCGTTCTCAATATCCAAAGGCGTCATCGCCCTGATCGCCTTGCTACCAAACTTCGAGTTGTTGATCGCCTGGCGAGGCTTCGCCAAAGCATCGCCAAGGCCACCGGCCACAGCACGCCCAGCCGAACCGCCCACCTCAACGCCCATACCCTTAGCGAACGGGATGCGCGCACGCACAGCAGAAGGCTTCACGTTCAAAGCTGTCTCCACCAGATCATTGACCTCCTTCGACACCTCCTTGCCTCTTGTGCTTAAACCGGCGCGACCGCGACGGGCAATCTCGTTCCGAGCACTATCGACCAGAGCCGCCTGAGCGTCGGCAGGAAGATTCCGGCCATACAACTGGCCCAGCGCCCCAGGATTCGCATTCTCGGCACGATCAAGCAACTGGAACGCCTCAGCGAAACGATCCATCCGGTTCGCACGGCCAGCCATCGACGCCCGCGTCCCGCCCTTCGCCGCCGCATTACCGGCCTTCATAGCCTGAGCGACAGCAGCTTCGCCGCCGGCAGCGACCTTTCGAGCCTTATCAAGAGTTGTGCCACCCTTGATCGCAGCATGCAGACGCGTCCCGGCCCGAACACCGTTCAACCCCTTGGTCGCGATGCCGACACCGCCAAGGTAAGTGAGCGGATCAGTCAAAAGGTCGCCAGTCAAACCAACGGCAGCATCAAGCCACTCGTTGTCGCCCGCGCCCAAAGCCTTGCCGTGGTTGCGCCAGACATCGCCCATACCGATGGAACCCTCATGGTTCCCGTCGATGAAAGCGTCCATGTTCGCCTGGTCGAGCCAGTCCTTGCCGCTGAACCCGTCGCCGGCAAAGACGTCACCAACCTCCTGCATTGTCGAAGCGATTATCCGCTGAGGGACACCAAGAATGTCCAACGGCTGAAGCGCCGTCTTCACAATCTGGTTGTTGAGAACAACACCCAGCCCCTTGCCGATGGTCGTGTTGAAAAACTTGCTGGCAAGACCGCCCTGCTCGTTCGGCTTCGAAGCACCCGACCTGGCCTGGCTACGCTCCCGCAGCCCCGCCTCAAGATCCGCAATTCTTTCTGGCCCCTGAAATCTGGCAGGGTACGACGCCGACTGCTTCGGCTTACTAGGCCGAACCGACTGCCGCGCCTGAGCCGAAGTGATCCGGCCGACAGGGTCGCTGATCGTCAACGACCCGCCGCGATACCGGCGCATCGCGTCCTCATTGAGCGCAGCAAGACCGCTCATCAGAATCCGTTCAACTGGCTATACAGCATCCGTTCACGCATCGCGTCAGTAAAGGGATCCGATCCCGCCGGGGCATCCACATAGTTTCTCAGCCCCTGCATCGCCGCATCGGCACTATGGAAACTCATACCCGAATCAGACAACGTCAGATTCTGGCCCGGCCTAGCGTTACGGCCCTTCATCCCAGCGGCGGCAACAGCGTTACGACTACCAGGATCGGCCTGCTTACGAATCTTGTTGCGCTCCCGAACACCGTCAAAAATGTCCTGCTGATAATTCGGACGCTTGATCTCACGGGCCTGCCCCGCTTCAGCTAAAGACTTTCTCCGCATAGCGTCCTGCCATGGGGCGTTGTCCATGTTGAAGCCGTAGGTGTTGTCGCCTTTCCCCACATACTCCTGAAGCATGGGGTCCAACTCGGCTTGCTCGTACGTCGTGATCCGAGGATTCGCACTCTGCCGGTCGTTCTCGCCAAGAACAATGTCTTCGTACTCGTCCTGAACCGGCGTCAACGACCAGGAACGCATCGTGCCCTGGCCGGTAATCGGATCCAGCATGTCCATCGTCTGCGGCGGCTCGTAGCCGTAACCGAAATAGTCGCCGATCTTAGACATCGACTCGTCTGGCCCACCAACAAACGGCTCATTGCGCTGTCTTGGCTCCCTTTGAACACCGGGAGTCCCGGCAAGCGCCAACGCCGCGATCTCGTCCTCGATCGCACGCTGAGCGGTGTCGTTCCCCGTCAGCCTTGAGTTCAAGATCGCAGAATGCTCCGCAAGGCCAACATCATCCAAATTCGGCCTCTCCGTAGAGATGCCGGCAGAGTTCGTTGTTCGCCGATACGGGTCCGAGCTCATCTCCATCGGCCCCGCATACCCCTGGCCCTCCATGGCCAGACCCATCTGCTCCGCATACGGATCCACCTCGTACCGTTCGTCCGGCGAAGGCAAACCCATATCGGTAAACATCTGCTTCATCTTCGACGGAGTCTCGGTCTCGTTGAAGAAAGCACCAGTAGTCGGGTCGAAACGATCGAGGCTCCCACCAGCGGCCTTATCGACATTGACCTGGTGGTCAAGATCCTCCACCTGACCGTAAAGCGTACTCAGTTGAGCACTCACGTCTTCCCCCGGTGGAAGCGACATGGCTGCGACCCCGTCAGGAAACTCCTCAACGTTTTTCTTCACAATCTGAAATGCCGAGTTGATGTCCGCGCCGCCCTGCATGGCGTCAGCCAAAATCTGGTAAGCCGTATCCTGCCCCGCACCCAACCAAGATTGGAACTTCATCAAGCCAGGCGCTTCAACAATCTCGCGCTCAATCGTCGGCTGCAACGTCCGATAGTCGGCAGCACCCATGCCCGCCATGAAACCCGAGAACGGGTCGCCAAGCATTTGCATCCGGTCCTGCTGATAATTGGTGTCACCAATCTTTTTTTCCAACTGCGGCATAAGAGACATACCCAGTTGACCGTTGATCGGACTCGACCCCTGCATCATCCACTGCTGGTACGCCATGAACATGCGTTCCTGTTCCGGTGTCATATCAGGCTCCGTATCCAATTCCGTCGCCGATGTACGCAGCGAGCATCTCGGGGTCCACCTTCTGCCCTTGGGCAATGAAATCAATCAGCGTGCTGGTGCCGTTCTGCATGTACTCGTTCTCGACCTGCACGTTGGACTGGGCCGTGTTGTTCCTGCCCTGATGGTTCGTCTGAGCAATCGCCACAGCCTGCTGATAATTGGCTCGAGCAATCTCCTCGCCGTACTCGAACTTTTCTCTCTCATACACCTCTCGCGCCTTGGCCTCCTGCTGGCCGACACTGAGAAGCATCGAACGCTGCGAAGAATCAAGAGACTCGTTGAACCGCCGCTCGTCGCCGGCCAAAGCCCGCATCGAAGAAGCCTGATTCTGATTGGCAACAGCACCCAACGTCTGGTTCAAATGGCCGAACGCAGCGTCGGCTTCCATGCCGTACTGGGCTTCCCCAGAATCAAACGACATGCCGTTCGCTGAAAGCATGTTCGCCATCGCCTCAGGCATCGGCCCATTCTGCGTGTACGAAGACTTCTGAAACGGGTTGTCGTAAGTTTGCAGTTCGGTTCGAGCGTCGCCGTAAGTACCCATGCCGGTGGAACGATCCGCTGACACCCCGTCCCGAATCCCATTCCGCAACTGGTTGTACCGGTCGCCGTTGAAGGCACGAAACTCTTGCCCCTGGTACGGGTCGAACTTGAAATCCTCGTACTCGTAGTCTTGCGGCCTGCGGCCAAGAAGCTTGAACACCGGCTCCATGTCGATCTGCCGGTAACCGCCACCGCCGAAGCCGCCACCGCCGCCACCGCCGCCAGGACCGGGACCGGGACCGGGACCGTTATTGAAAAGACTGCCCAAAGCGCCAGGCGACCAGTCGTCCATCATCCGAGGGTTCACACTCGCAATGCCCAGCCCCTTAGTGCCCTGCCCCGGCTTACGGCTCGAAGGCGTAAACACCCCAGGCGTGTATTCCTTCTTGCGCTTGTTTTGTTCGACGTAAGTGGAAGTAGCGTCCTGGTCCCGGTACTCGGTCGCACGGCGATTCGGCGTGACAGTGTTGCTGCTCGACCCACGACCCGACTTGCGGAGGTCTTCACGTTGAGTATTCATCCCTACACGCTCCCTAGTTGCTGCTGGAGATCCTTGATGTTCTGTGCCGTCCAAGCGACATCATTCGCCTTCTGAGTCTCAATCGCCTGAAGCGCCTGCTGACGCCACTGATCCGAATTCGACTGCTGAAGATCGTACTGCTGATTCACTTGCGTCTGGTCCTGGTAAGCCCTCTGCTGGCCCCTAGCATAATCGCCAACAAAGCGGCCCATCGACTCATTCATGATCCCCGAGCTCACGCCGGCACCACTCAACCCACGCTGGCCATACTGGGCCTTCTGAGGGCGGTACGCCCGCCCATAAGCACGCTGGTCGTCGGAACGATCACGCTTAAAACGCTGCTGACCTAAAAACCGCCCGTAAGCATTCTGGGTCGCGTCCTGGCTGTACTTGTAGTTGACGTCGGCCTTCTGCCGCTCGTAGCCCCCGTAATCAGGTGGATTGTAAGCCATCGGTCAGACCGCCTTAATAATCTTCGTCACCGTGACGAAAGGTGGGTAATTCTTTTTAGATGCAGAAACGCCCGACTTGTCTGTGTTGGCAGAACCGCCGTTATTCGTTGACGTGTCCTTCACCTCAGAAGTGTCACCGGGGCCAGGCTTGCCTGTAACCAAAGCAGCAGTGTTATTCGACGAATTACCAGTGAACGCTGGCATATCAAATTCGTGAAGGTGCTTCCCGCCGGACGCCGAACCGTTGAGCTTGCCAACGTTCATAGGCATCCCGTAGGTGAACGGCTCGTTGCCGATCCTGTCGGCATTAGACAAACCAAGATTGCCACCGCCGCCCTGGAACGCCACATTGTGGCCACTATTGATGACCATCTCGTTGACGGTGTGATTGTGGGTGCTTTCCTTCGTGTTCGCTTTGCCATGGTCGTGCGCGATTGAATGGCTATGAGCCTCAATCGTGTGAGTGTGATCACTCAACGTGTGCTTGTGCTTCGGCAAAGGATGAGAATGCTCGCCACCGCCATGATCATGCTCGGCAAGCTGAGCGTCCTTATAGCCGCCACTAGCACCAAGCAGATTGTCCCCAGGACCAACAGCGACCCGGTCACGGAAATCGGGCATACGGAACTGCGTTGGCCCCTCGCCCGAAGAATTGAACTTTGTGCCAATCACAGAAAACAAAGCCGGATACTCCACCCGGTTCCTGATCGCCCCATCACACAACAGCCAGCCGGTAGGAGCCACCGCGCCGCCGTAATCGACCATCATCCCGACAGGCTGGATCGAGTCAACGTACTGCTTCGACACCGCATCCAAATCGTTAACCGGATTCCCCGACAACGAAAGCTGAGCGCCGCCAGCCATCGACACCGAACCATCCCTATTCAGGAGCTCGTTATTGACAAACCCTTCCAGGGTGCCGTAGTTCCATGCAACGTCAGACGCGTCAGCGGGAGTGTTGTTGACAATGTTTCGTAATTTCTGCATCTTCGCCATCAGAGAATCCTTAAGTCGTATATCTGCGGAGTATGTACTTCAGGAACATCGCATTGATGCCCCACTTCTTACCAGGCGTCAGTGCTGAAGTTGAGAACTCCAACTGTACGGCTCGAGCAACGCCAAGCCCGCCCAAATGCTCGTCAGGATCCGTCGACCGTTTCAACCCCGAACCGGAAAGCGAACCTCCCCACTCCGAACCGTCGCCCCAATCAAGCCCACCGTTCGCCGACGCCCCACCAGCACGCCAAAACGTCGTGCCCTCGGCGTCAACGCCAACCGAATGAGTCCTCTGAGGAGCCGAATCGTTGTAATCCCAACTCGTCGCAACGTTCACCACCACGTCCTCACTTTGACGTTGCAAAGCAAACCGTGGCCGACGGAACGACTTGCGACGCTCCGGCCATCCGGCATGCAGCCACCGCGTCCGGTACAGCGTGTCGAACCCTGCGCCAGGAGCATGATCCTCAGACGCGACGAGAAACATGGGTTCGCCAGCTTCGGCCTCAACAAGCATGTTGCCCTCAGCGTCGGTAAGAAACGCTGCGTACTGGTCGGCTTTCAAAATCGTGTCGTAAGCACCATTGATCGCACCCAAGTTGATTGCCGTCGCCGTGCCAGCGGTCCCGTCAATAAACGCAATGGCCGGCAACGAACCGACATCGGACCCCTCAACAAAACACACCAAGTTCCCGGTATGAGGCTTGTGACGCACCCACGCACCGTCGCCGGTCCCTGGAGCCAACACAAACACAGACTGCACACCCGAAGCACCCGACTCGTCAAACGGCAACGAACACCACAACCGACGGCCAACCCAGCCAAGCCAAACGTCCTGATATGCGCTGCTCGACACCTGCTCGAGGACTTTGCTGATCTTCTGCGAAACCGACACCGGAGAACCGCCGTCGTAGGTGAAAATGCCGCCGCGCTGAGAAGCCGAGTAAAAGTAAACGGCCCCCTCCGAACGGGTGATAGCAGAAGGCGTGGGGACACCAACGGAACGAGACACCTTGATGAGTTGGAAGCTTTCGCTCGAATACCCGTACAAAGCCCAAATTGAATCAGTCTTGAAAATGAGCAGATGGTCGCGGAACGACATCAAGCCAGTGATCGTTCCACCGCCCTCCTCGAAGTCGATGTAGTCGTTGCTCGCCCAATCCTCAGGCTGCGACGGATGCGACCACCGCAACCGGGATCGCTGCACACCAGAACCGGTGTTATTGATATCGACAACTTCCTCAACCGAAGCCACAAACAGGTAGCCGCCGTGAGCCTCAATATGCTCAGCCTGAGGGACGTTCCCGCCCGTCGGGGTCGTGTAGTCGTTGTTGTAGGCCCGCCCGAGAGGGGTCGCCGCCGAATTCGACTTGTGCTTTTGGCTCTGGTTATCTAGGCCCGCAGCGATATAGACGTAATTCCCCCACTCAGCGAAATCGGCGAGATGCGAACTGCCACCGACCGGGACGCCGATGTCGCTCGAGGAGCCGTCAGCGAGGCACTCGTAAACGGTTGAACCGTTAGCGACATAAACCCTGTAGCCACCGGCCTCGTCCACGGCCATCGAAGCGATCCTCGGATCCCACTCCCCTGGGTCGGCGACAATATCTTCGCCCGAATACCGGCCCCAGCCGTAACGCGTGAAAATACCGCCTCGAGGATCAATCTCGATATTGAGCATCGCTGGCGACTCGTTGTCAGCCAGGTTGAACTCAGTCCGGTTGACATTAAGCCCACCGGTGAAATCGACCAGATCAAGCGGTTGCAGTTGTCCCATTATGCACCGCCCCTAGCACCCACAGGGACAGGGTACACGCCAAACAAAAACGCAGAAGTGATTATCTCCGTCATCCGATGTGCTCCACATGATTCCAGCCTGAGAAACCGTTTTCGTTTACTCCATAGAAAAACATATACGGCTTACCGCTTGATGTCGCCACGCCGAACCCTTGACGAGCGCCAGTAATCAAATTGTTATACAAACTGGCAGGCACATTCGCAGCAACCGATTCGCCGTACACCAAGCTGGCGACATGCACCACGTCATAAACAACGTGCGCTCCTGCACCCTGAGTCCCTTGATCGGGTTTCGTGCCGGTGGTGGTTGTGCCGAGATACACCGCATCGGAGTTGTTGTATTGCCCACCGTTACGGACCAGCGTAATTTGCCAAACGGTCGGCACCCTGTACGCCGATGTCGTGTGGGTGCCGCTTGTTGTCATCTGGTTCTTGAAAGCGTTGTTGCCGTAATACCAAAGACCGTCGTAGTTGTAAGACGAGTTAGTGTGGTAACCCTGGTATGGACGGTGGGGGTTTCCGGTGTCCTGCCCGTATCTGCCGCTGCGGTAATGGCCGGTGGCTTGCGCCTGCCACATAAGCGGACTACCCCTGACGGCATAGTTTGCTTGCGTTGACCTCGATGACTGGCCCGTCGCATTCCTGCAATCGACAAAGGCGTACACAGTCTGAGTCGCGTTTGGGGACGTACCAACATGGACTGCCTTCGTTGTGTTATTCCCAACGTTGGTCCAGTTGCCGTAAGTCCAACTGCCGCCAGCGACTAAGAACGCCGTCCGGTATTGAGTGTTGTTGGCACCTGAAGTCTTGAACGTGAGAACCATCCGTCCAAAAGAGCCTTCAGGAACAAACTTGGTGACTGACGCAACGCCAGGTGCCGGGTAAGCCCACAACGGCGTCCCCGCCTTTGCCGCATAGCCAGACGAGCCAGCGCCGTTGACTGCCTTGACGCGAAAGTACTTTTCACCTGAGCCGGAGAACGTATGGATAGTCCCTGAGTTTTTAGTGCCGAGCGAAGTCCAACTCGAGTTGTTGTCAGATACTTCCAACGTGTAGCTGCTTGCCGCGGAGTGAGTTGAATCTGTAGCTCCTGCCGACCAGGTGCATTTCAACTGACCAACAGTCGAGGTTGCCGCAGCCGTCAATCCAGTAGGCGCGTTCGGTGCCGCCGTCCACAACGGAGTCGCCGACTTCGCAACATACTCCGAGTTGCCGCCAGCCGACTTCGCCCGCACATGCATTGACTTGCTGCCAGAACCAGTGAACTTGTAGGTCGCGCCACTGTTATTGGACGACGCTGCAACCCACGAACCGTTGTAAGCCTGCACCTCGTAGCCAGTCACCGAACCGGACGACGGAGCCGAATACGTCAGCTTCAACTCACCGATGGTGGTCGTAGCCGCCACCACCACATTCGTCGGGACGTTCGCTTCTATTGGAACAGACTCGGAACCTGTCCAAGCGCTTGAAAGAGCGCCGATGTTTGCCTTCACCTTGTAGACGTTTACAGCCCCAGCAGTCGGCGTGGTGTCCGTGTGGGTCGTTGTGCCAGCCGGGATGGAAACAGGAGATCCAGCATCAACCGTGAATCCGTCATGGAACCCAACGCTGTCGTCAGACCACTGCAACTGCACGCGTGTCCCGTTACGCACGGCAGTAAATGACGTAGGAACCTGACAGATGCTGACAGTCTCAGACTGCGAAGTGAGCAGCGCTTCGGAGACACGATAAGCGGTGACCGTGTACTTGCCGACGGCCGGAATAGGTGCCCGGTCGCGATAGCTGTTGCTCGATACTTCTGCTGTTACGCCGTTGGGCGTGACCAGAAGGTAGGCAGTGGCGTAAGGATGCGCTACCCAATCAACGTAAATGCCGTCATTGACGACGTGGGACACTTGAATCTCAAGATCAAGAACGGGCGGCGTTGACTCCCAAATGTGAGTCCATTCGCCGTTGACGTTGACGTACGCGTTTTTACCCTCCACCCACTCGCTATCGACAACGGCCCACGGCTTGACCCACGGCTTCCAGCCGTCGCTGTAGGCGTAGTTTTCGCTGGGGTAGATATCAGGCACTCTTACTCCACCTCAATCCAAATGTCACCGTTCGAACCGCCGGCAGGAGGACCACCAGTACCGACACCGACAGAGGGGGCCACAGGAGGCTCAGGCAGCTCAGACCACTGCCCGTCGCCGCGAACGTACAGCCCCCCGTCAGAAGGAGCCTCGCCCACATCCGGCTCAGGGACAACAGTCCACTGCTCGTCGCCGCGAGCGTACAGACCGCCGTCCACAGGCGCTTCGCCCAAGTACCCGTCGGGTTCAGGAACAACAATCTCAGCCCAGCCCTTGTCCTGACGGCCATACTGTTTGCCGTCAACAGGAGCCTCGGTAAACGCGTCAACAAAAGACCACCCTCCGTCCTGCCGGGTGTACATCTGACCGTCAACCGGTGCTTCCTCTACGTCAGCCTCGACCCAACGTTTGCTTTCACGCAAATACTGTTTCCCGTCGTCGGGTGCGTCAATGATCCCGGCGCTGTCACCCTCGCCAGCAAGTCCATCGGCACCACGAAGATCACCAGTCGAAAACCCAAGACCGTCAGTCGAAGAAAAGGTGACAACACCCGTTTCTTCGTCGTACTCGCCGCCAGTCCAACCCTTACCGTCAACACCATCGATGCCGTCGTAAGAGCCTTCCTCGATCAACGTGTCAAGCGCATCAATCGCCTCGGCGTTCGTGACGATCCCGGCGGCATTGATAGCAATGTTCTGAGCGTTCGTGACAGTAACGCTCGCGACATCAGCAATAGCCCCGTCCTGGGCCGACTGGTCTTCAGCGTAAGGAAGTAACGACAGAGACTCGTCGTCCTTGACCGCCAACAGCCGGTCATTCGACTCTGTCACCCCTTTAGGGATGTTTGGTACTGGAAGGTTCGGCATCTACTGACTCTCAATTCATAGGTGGGATAACTCTGACCTGGCGACCCCGCAAAAAGCGGCGCTTGCCGCCACCGAAGCCCAGCGGCTGCTGACGGGAAGGCTCCATAATCGCCCCCCTAGCGGCAATCGTGTCACGCTGCCACCGGCCCATATACAACTCCTCGAGCTCCGAAGATTCCTGCTGGGCATACGCCAGGGCTATCGCGTAATGCGCCAACGGATAATGCAAACGGGGGTCGGCATCCACTTCCGCTGACTCGCCCTGGGCAATCCAGTCCAGAGGGAAACGATGTCCCCGCAAAACGTAGCTTTTC